AACATCTAAACTTATAAGTAATATCTCTTCTTCTTTACTATAGTTGTATTCTTGTATATAGGATCTAAGATATTCTAATGACCCTATGACATAAGCCAAAATTCAGGCTGACAGAATTATTTAGTCAATAGATCATTATAAGCCATGGTGATTCTTTTAGAGGCTCTCTCAGTCGGGGTAATTCGAGAATCGAAGAAATTAGCCTGAGGAAAACCTTAATCATTAGAATGCCCCTAGACTACATAAAAATTGTCGTTGTAAGATCTAGAGTTGTACTAACCAGAGAAGAAACGAATCCAGCCAAAATCCACAACAATTTCAGAAAATTTCACTCCAATATTTCTATGAGAATAGACATTTTTACTTCCGTTGGTTTACATGTTAATCCAACTTTCTCGGGAGTCTTCAGGAGTATATACTGAATACTCACCCTCCTAGCATGGTAACAAATAACGTCCGGGTGACTGTTCAAAAAGAAGTCCTGAAACGTAAAAAGAAGCTCAATTCTACACTGGAACATTCGGCAAATAATAATGAACATCATTCATCAAGTAATGGAAATCCTCAAGATTATAATTCAGTGCCTATCTCAATGCTCTGTATTTGAAGTCGTTACAGAAATTCTAAAGGGTATCACAGACTAAGATGCACTAAACATTGTAAGTGTTGTTCAAGCAATCCGAATTATTATTAAAATAAATTTGATCATATTCAGACAAATTAGGACGGATTGCAACATAACTTCCTGGAAGAGGGCCCAAAATCTAAGAATCGTTTAAGAAAGGATGATTGAAGACTAAAGGTTAGATATTCTAACCAGGTGCGGCTCTTCTACTCATGAGCTTGAAAAATTGCTTAAATTTACTTCCTACGTCCAGAATAATACCATTCTTTCTTACCACGTCGTTCATATTTCAAACATAGAGCTTATCTATTAGGCTCCTACAATTAGGGTGCCCACCATGAGACCATTATAAACTGTTATCACATTCCTCTCTAGAGTAAACAATACCAGCACTACAACTGTGATTCACAAAAGAAGGATTTAACCTACAGGTGGATTCAGCTACAAATTACTGAGTCTATGCATGGTAAAAGATCTTAGATTTATTCAGGTTAGCATCTATGTCCTACTTACTCTACACCCAAGGACGAGAGGCGGCATCATATAGATCGAACAACTTAGCCTCAGTCACTTAAGGTTTCTCTCATAAGAACCGTCATTAAACATTCACCACGACTGGAGTTGAAGATGTGATCATGGTTATGAAAAATCCTTTCAAAAACTAGAAAATATTTCCACCAGAACGGACGAAGAAAAGTAACCCTGAAATTATTCAGTTAATTAGAGGCACAGAAACGAAAAAGTCATAAAATGGATTAATTACACACTAGGACAATTATTATAAACTGCCAGCCACAATATTCTCCTGTACCTTGAGACTTTTCCATGAAAAATGATTCTGTTATGGCTGATA